ACCGCGTGAGGGAGGACGCGGGCGGCCTGGCAGAGGTTGCTGGCCTGCACATCGTAGTCGTCGCAGAGGTGCTGCACGGGCGTCCAGCAGGCTCCGATGCGGCTGCGCTTGACTTTCACGGGCAAATAGGGGTATCCGTGCTCGACGACGCTCACGAGGGTATATCCCTCGTCTGCCCCATCGTAGATGTCCTTCGGGTTCTTCTCGGGGGCATCACCGTTGTTGCGATAGCGGTATGCCATCTTCCGGTCCCAGACATCGACCCACTGGACCGTCTTCATGGTCTCGGAGTCGTATGACTGGTACTTGATGGCCTGAATTTCAGGTTCGCCGTCATTGTCGGAGTATATGGTGTCGCAGATGGTGTAGCCGTCGAGGTAGGAATAGACCTTGACATTGATCTTTGGCTTGCCGCCGGGCTTGGTGAAGTAGAAGGCGATGGCGGCGTTGCCGGTGCATTTCTCGCTATCCACGGCGTTGAAGAAGGCCATGTTCATGTTGCGGTTGCGCCAGAGCTGCTTGAAGGTGACGAGCCAGTTCTTCTCACGCTCCTTTGGGGCGGCGTCGGAATTGACGAGCACGATGTCGTTGCCGGTGAGGTGGATGACCTGCTGGGTCTTGATGACGTATTGGAACGGGACGGCGACTCGGGCCACCTCGCGCTCCACCCAGTGCTTGACGGTGCGTCCGTCTGGAAGGTCTTCCTTCACCTGAATATAGTCGTTTTTGTAGATTGCAGGGTCGAGGATTTTATGTCCCTGCGGATAGAGCTCGCGAAGGAACTCGGACTGGGGCACCCACGCAAATTTCGCGTCGTACCCTGAGAGGTCCGGTGCCGGTCCGCCAACATCGAGTATGATCGGAACGTGCCCAATGGGGGTGATACGCCGGAAGGCCGACGCCATCATAATGTCTTTTAGTTTGAAAGTGTAAGCCATGGCAATATAGGTTTATGAAAAGTAAGACAGTGCAGAAATGCCCTGGAAGCCACCGATACGTTTTTTGATGCGAAGGATCTCGTGCATCATAAGCATATCCATTTCATCCGGCGAGCGTTTGCCGCCGAGGAGCTGGCGCATCTCGGGTTTTGATATGAACTGCTCCTTTGGGGCGTTGGCAACACGTATAAGGACTTTTCTCTGTTCTATAAGGTGCTCCATGAGGGTGCGCCCGTCTGGGAGTTTCGTTTCTGCCGCCTCCGGGCTGACGCTTCGCTTCCCCTCCCGGATACCGCGAATGAGGGCGTCGAAGCACTGCGCGCGTATATTGCGGTAGATTTGCGGGTCTTCCGCAGAGGCGTTACCGGCGAAGGCGATGGCCCCTCCCTGGTCTGAGTGAAAGGGCTGGCGGAGGAACTGACCAACACCGGAGGAGTCGAAGACGAAATTGCGCTCACTGATGCCCTCCCTTTGGAGGATGCTCCGCGCCAGGGTAGTGATGTCATCCGAGCCCACGCCCTTGTAGGACTCGACCTTTTCAAGGTTATCCCCGTCGAAAACGCCAAAGGTACAGTCGTCTGTAATGAGGGCCACGTCGAGGATAAGGGACTTGCGACCGGTCCGCTGGAGCGGGTTGGTGAACAGTTTGTAAAAGTCTTCTGCGGAAATGTCGGCATTTCCGTTATCGACGCCACCCCACTTACCCTGCATATCCATGATGGCCTTGACACCGCCCTGCTGGGCGAGACGGCCATAGTAGTTTGGGTCGTTCTTGATGAAGAGCTTATTATCCTCGTAGCGCCCTTCTATGAAACAGAAGGACGTGATAAGGTTACGCCAGTCGAGTCCAGCACCCTGGAGGTTTTTGTTGTAGACCTTGTTTATCTCGTGCTTGGCCTTCTCGTATACTTCCTCTTTGCTGTCACCCCAATAAATCTCCTCCACGGAGTCACCATATTTGTAGAAATAGCGCTTCTTGCCGTCGCGGTCGGGGCGTATTTCTCCCGTCTCCTCGTTGATGTACCACTTTATGATCTTGTACAGCCAGTGCGTCCTCTCCTGCGGGTTACACGTCCCAATGAAGGTGTTTTTAATACCGAGTGAGTTACGGTTGGAGGCGAGGAGGGTGAAGAAGGTGGAAAGTTGGATTTGCGGGAGCTCGTCTATAAGCATGAACGGGATCTGCAATCCACGGAAGCGCCGGTCGGTGTCGGCCTCGTTCTGGAGCTGGTCGTAACGGAAGTATGCGCCGTTTTGGAACTTCCACTCGAAGGCTGATTCTTTTGGTGTAGCGAATGCCGGGTAGAATTGCATGGATTCATGCCAGAGACCATCCTTAATATCATCGAGCTCCTTACGGAAGCCGATACCCGTAAAGCCCTTGTATTTCACGTCGCGGAGAGGTAGCAGCGTGATAATGAAGGATTTTCCAGCACCCCTGCGGCCTCCGATGACAAGCACATCCGCATCGCAGCACGCCACTTGCTCCTGGAACCCGGGCTGGGGAATATAGTGTTTAATAGGCGTCCCTGGTGGGAGCGTCATGTTATATTCGCGGATTGCCTGGGCCGTCTCGTAGGAGACAACCTGCATTCCGTAAGACGCGAAAACGGGGTCGTATGCGAGATTAATAGTACCCATTTGTGGCAAAGTTACAAATTTTTATTTCAATAACTTAGCAAATTTCACTTAAAGTTTTTGTTTAGATAAAAATTATTGTTATTTTTGCGGTGTATGGATAATAAAAGTGACGGAACACTTCATTGCCCGTACTGCGGTAAGACGCTCCCCATTCGGATTGTACGGCTGGAGGGGCATTTACAGGTTTCCGTCCGTTGCGCTAAATGCAAGCAAATCAGCGAGGTATCGCTGAAAGACATAAACTTATAGCGCCCACGAGCGCATATAGGGGCACTTAGAGTTAATATATAACCGATAGCCCGGAGTAGTAGTCCAGATACGGATTACCGCTTCGGGCTTTTTGTGCATAACAGTGGGTGAAAAACACCCCAATAAATAACATTATGACAGAAAAAATCTATCAGAAACTGCTCGAAAAGCTTGGAAAAACCTCGCTGTCAGAGCGCACGGTGAAGACCTACGCCGGGCAACTTGCCAAAACGGTCACGAAGGACGAGGAGCTGACTGATGAAATCATCGACAACGCCGTGGAAATGCTGAAAGCCCTGGGTGGACAGTACGACCACGACCTCGCAGAGGCCATCAAGAAGACACCTCCGAAACCGGAACCGCCCAAGCCGGAGCCCCCGAAGCCCGAACCGCCTAAGCCGGACGGACCCTTCAAGGACTACGAAAAACGTATCGCCGAGTTGGAAAAGAAGTCCCGCGAGCAAGAGGAACGGTACGAAAGAGAAATCAAGGCTGTAAAGCTCAAGAACATCTCCGACGCCGTAAAGAAGCAACTCCAATCCTCTGGTTGCACCAACAGCCTCGTCCTTGAGCTTGCTTTCGCCAAGAGTAACATCGACGCCGAGAAGAGCGTAGAAGACAACGCGAAGTCCGTGAGAGACCTTTACGACTCTCTTTTCAAGGAGAACCTGGAGTCAGGTATGATTCCCCGGTCTGCGGAAATCCGCGTCGCTACCATCTCCCAGGAAGACCGTGAGAAAAAGGCGAAGGAAGACATGGAGAGACTGAAAGACAGAATGTCTAACTAAAACTTTTTGAGCAATGGCTTATCATGAACATTCCAACAATGCGTACTCCAGCAAGAGTATGAAGGTTGGTGGCGCCACTCCGTTCATTATCGACCCGGAACTCCTCAAGATGCGCCTTATCGGCGGCATCGTGAAGAACGCCCTGGCCGAAGGTGAGAAGATCGCCGCCGGTACCACCTACGCATACAATGCCGCTTCGCATGAGGTGAAATTCCTCAAAGTGTGGGAGGTGAAGTCCGTCAGCTCTGACGCTTCTTCCGGTGACACCACCATCGTCATCAAGAAGACCTTCCAGACCCCCGTGCTCAAGGCTGACACCGTGATCATGGTCGCCCCTTCCACCATCAGTGGAACCGGCAAGGCCGTGGTCGCCGGTACCGTCACCGAGGGCCCCGACACCTACACCATCACCGTAGACACGGCTTCCATCGACGAGGTGGCCGCAAAGACCCTTCTCGTCGAAGCCGCAGAGGCCGGTAACGCCAAGGGTATGTACTGCCAGCCCAACAACATCCTTCACCGTGACTTCATCGCCGGAAACGACCAGAACCTCGGTGACGCTGTGTGGGGCTTCTTCCATGCCTACATCAACACCATCAACCCCATCCCCGCAGCCGTGCTGGCCAACCTCAACGATGGTATCGTTCCGGTTTGGGAGTATTTCGCGGAGAAAGACTAAAGGAGGACTGAATTATGGCACAACTTATCTCTGGAGTTTACGACAGCGCCTTTTATCAGCTGATTCAGGGCGCTCTGGCCGCTCGCGGCTATGCTTCCCTTGCCGACTTCCTCGCCCAGGAGCCTAACTACTGGTTCGACGAGGAGGAATGGCGTCAGAATTACAGCCTCGCTCCGATGGAGAACCCCGCCCGTATCTTCGAGCAGAAGATTGGCGGCGTGAACGTACCCATCATGGCTGCCTACATCGCAGATGAGGCTCGTGGTCCTTTGATGGCTACCGAGGGCGCTTCCAAGGAAACCGGCGAGATTCCTCGCATGGGCCGTGGTTACGCTTTCGATGTTGCCGCCTACGAGGCCATGCAGACCGCCCAGCGCAACGGCGTTGACATCAACGACCGCATCTGGGACCGCCTGCTGGTGGACTTCGGCCGACTGACCAAGACCGTCCATTCCCAGCGTACCTTCACCGGCTACCAGGTCGAGTCCAAGGGCTCCTACATCACCACGAAGCTCACCTCCGGTGGCGGTCTTGTAGGCTTCAAGATCGACCTGCACCCCGTGCAGGCAAACAACATCAAGTGCGGCGGCGTTTCCATGGATGGCTACACCACCAAGGGCACCAAGAACGCATGGTCCAGCGCAAGCGCCAATCCTCTTGGAGACCTCGAGGACCTGTACAACTGGGCCTGGCGCAAGCACATCCTTCCTAAGGACCCGAGCAAGAGCGTCTTCCGTATGGCGGCTTCCGCTTACGAAGTCCTCAAGAACCACGCGACCACCAAGGCCGCAGTTGCGTTCTGGAAGTTCGGTCCCACCTCTGGCTCCCTGGCCGCTTACCGCGTGTCCGATGCCGACCTCACCGCCTTCATGAAGGAATCCCTCAACATCCCCGCCATCAGCGTAGTTTCCTACTACGGCTTCGGCGCCGTGCTGAACAAGGACACCCTGAAAGTGGAGAACGTCGATACCGAGGCTTTCGACAGCAACACCGTGGTTCTGCGTGCCGCCGGTAAGGTCGGTGAAATCCAGTGGAAGCGCGAGAGCAACCTGTTTGCTACCGTGATGTCCCCTCTGTACTACTCGGAGGGTGGTGCCATGATGTTCCAGCAGGATCTGGGACAGAAGGGTATCCACTACGAGGTATCTTCCATCTGCGTTCCTGTGCCTTACGACCAGAATCGCATCCTCCGTCTGGCCATCAACCAGGCTGCGGATTAAGGAAACACACACTTGAAAACCGGAAGACATCATCGTTATGACTATCGAGGATTATCTGAGAGGTAAAGTCGGATTCGAGGTGGCGGATAACGCAATATCCGTCATCCTCGAAGACCGGGGAATTGCTGCCGGGGCTGAAAGTTCGACTCTCGACCTTCGCACGAAGGAGCTTGCTACCGCCGACCTCTATATGTGGTGCGCGTCTACGCCGAGTAAGCAAGACACGTCCTACGAGGCTGACGGCGGATGGAAGTCCCAGAAGGGTGGTTGGGAGAGCTCTGCCTTCGATAAGCGCAATCTCCGGGAGATGGCCAATAAGATTTACGAGAAGTACGGCGAGGATGTCTCCGAGAGCAACGGCTTTACTGTGCACAAGCTATGAGTAACGCCAATCCACGCTTCCCGCACACGTTTACGCTAACGAGGGTTACGGTAACGCCTTCCCAGGACGACCCTTTCGTCGTTCCCGTGGAGGACGATCCGTTTGCCGAGGAAAGTCCCGCTCAGGCGGTGGCTCCTTCTTCTGGCTCGACGGAGGAAGAAACTCTCTATGATGGCGCGTGCAGGTCCTACAGGAACGTGGTAACGAAGACCCGCGACGGGGTTTTGGTGAGCGATTATGTTATCGCCATGCCCCGCGTGGACTTCGCAATCCTTCCTGGGGATAAGGTAAGCGTGAATGCGAACAACCGAACCATGAAGGGCGTGGTTGTGGATTCGCAGATTACGAACTTCGGCACGAATATCTGGTGGAATCAAAAGGAGAACTAACCTATGAGGCGCGTTCATGGAAAACTCAACCTTGTCTTGGATGGCAACAACAAGCTCGACGGCGCTCTTTACGCCGCAGCTCTTGGCGTCATCCAGAAAGGCATGGTGGACGGTCTTAAGGAGATGGCTCCCTCCATTCAGAAGATACCCGAGAAGTATCGTTATCTGACAAAGCACTTCCATCAGTTCACGGGTAACACCGTGGCGTCCTACACGGCTGCCGTTGTTGACAGGCAGAAGGTTTTGGCCTTCTTCCAGGACGAAGGCGCGCCGGTTGTTCACGAGCTGATTGACAAGGGCGAGACCCTGCGCCTCGACAGCCCCGTAGAGGGTAAGCCAAGGTCCGTTACTGGCTCCGAGACCATGGAGTACGATTACGCCCAGACGGCGGCTGAACAGGCCGCTATAGAGTCCGCAAAGGGCCTCCATGAGGCTGGCCTTGTACTCACTCCCGGAGTCGGTTACGCCAGGGGAATGGTCGATATTTGGGCTAACACCCGAAAGGAGATCGAGAACCTGGCCGGAAGCAGCAAGTTCGCCTGGCACATCAAAAAGTGTATTGCGCAAGCCATTAACAATTACGGCAAATGAACCCCGGAGGGTATAATATCAAGACCATCTTGCAGGTGCTTTACGCGGCTGTAAGGGACGTTGCGGAGGCCCGGTATGTTACCGAGCGCCCTAACGCCACCTCCCAGCCGACGGACACCTTCGTAGTGGTTGCCGCCCCTGTGCGGATTTACAACCACCTCGCTTACGGTGACACTACTTGCAGGATTTCCCTTTATGCGAGGGATATAGTCTCGACCAACCGAGGAAGTCAAGAGAACGGGAACGCCCTTGGCGCTATGCTCGAAAGAGTGTACGCCATTCTTCCCATAGTGAACGACAACTACACGTTTACGCTCCAGACGATTGTTGATGAGGGCTCTGATGGCATCGGTTTTCACGTGTGGCATGTAATGCTCAGTTTGACCATTAAAAAGTAAAATACCATGAACAACGCTACTCCGCTTTCTATTCCCGCTTACGGAAACCGCTTTGCGGGTGTTTCCAGCCTTCTTTTCAAGGCCGGTAATGCTTTCCCTGCCGCCAACGAGGATTGGGACTTCAACCTCCCTCTGTCTCGCGAGACCTTCTCCTATGACGGCGGAGAAACCTCCTTCGACAAGAACTACGTTCACGGCGTGCAGGCTCCTTGGACTACCGTTCTCGGCACCCCCGGTGACACCAACCTGTCCTTCGAGCTTCCCGCCTTTGACGAGGCTCTGATGGCCTGGGGCTTCACCGCCGCTGGCGAGGCCGAGACCGTCGCCATCAAGGCCGACACCCTGCCTTCCGGCAAGGCCAAGACCCTGTCCCTGAAACCCTACTCCACCGCCACCAAGATCATCAAGGGCACTATCCTGGTGATCGACGAGGCTGAGGAGAACATCTTCGCTACGAAGTGGTTCAAGGGCACCGCTCGTCTGGTCGTGGATGGCAACGGCAAGGGCCGTATCGCTGTCACCGGAACCGTGGAGGCTTCCACCGACAAGAAGGATCTGTACATCGGCACTGCCGCTGACGCAGCTTCCAGCTAACAGTCGGATACAGGTTAAGTATGATTGGGGCGGTGGTTAATTCTGCCGCCCCTTTTTCAAAGAATTTTTATGGTAAGTGAACAGGAACAGAAGATTCTCGAAGCTATAATTGGCGACGAGGCTGAGGCTATCCCGGTGAAGTATCGTAACCGCATAGTTAAGATGAATTTCGTCCGTAACGGGACGCTCCGTAAGGTTACGAAGATTCTCAACGGGCAAGACCCGGATTCTATTAGCGGGCACTGTGAGGACACTATTCCCTATAAGCTCGCCGCCGCCTACCTCCTTAACAGTTGGTGGGGCTTACGCTTTCTTGGCGGTATTCGCTGGGCGATACTCTGGAGGCGCTTGCAGAACGAGATTTCTTGGAACGACTGCCTGACGATTTGCGAAGAAGGTAAAAAAAAAGTTCAGCTGAAAGCGTACTTCGCGACTATGACATCACAGCTCGCATTAAGAGATACGCTCCAGCAGATGACAAGGGAGGAGATAGAAGTGGCGCTCCAAGAACATCGGTCGGCACAAGCGGACAAGTAGCGAAGGAGTACCCGTGGCTCTTTGAGCCCAGGCGGTTTTTCTTTGGGCTCGTGGAGGTCAAGCAGTGGCTCTATGATTGGGGCTACTCGAAGGCTTACATTGAGCTTTTCACTACTGACACATCGGTTTATGACTACCGCGACGAAAAAGTCAGAGCCGCAGAACGTGCTGCGAGGGCTGCCAATGCTGCCCGTGCGGAGTACGAACGGCGCAAGAGGACGGGATATAACCCGCTCACACGAATCAACTTGAAACAATTTCTTGAAGGAGAATAAGATATGGCAGACCTCGGTAACTTGAAGATATTGCTCGACATGGCGACCACGGGTAATCTCAAGAGCACTCTTGAGAACGTGGATAACCGCCTTGATAAAATGCGTGAGAAGGCTTCGAGCCTTCATCTTGGTTTTGACGACAAGTCCATTTCTGCGTTTTCCACGAAGATGCGGGATATTGTTGGGTCTTTGCAGGAGGTGTCGCAGAATGCCGGGGCAAAGCTCGCGGAGGGGATGAGAGAGTCCGTTTCTTCATCCGACCAACTGTTAAAGGTGACGAAAGAGCTTGAGGCTGCGGAGGCCAGGCTTGCGTCTTCCAAGGAGAGGTCTGCACATCTTGAGGAGGAGCGTATCCGCAGGAACGAAAAGCTTGCGGATGTGCAGCGCTCGATATTAAAATATCAAGAAGATGCGGAGTTGTATAACCTTCGCCATAAAACCGGAATCGAATCAAAGGACGTCGAGACACTTACGAAGTACCTCGATTTGATAAAGGAACTCAAGAAATTAGATCCTTGGAACAAGGGAACCGGGAGTGAGACATGGGCTGCGACGACAGATGAAACTGTCGCCATCGTGGATAGGCTTGCGAAGAAGTGGAATATCGCAAGAGAGGAGGTTGAGAAATATTTTCGCACTTTCCAGTCTTATAGCGGTCACAGATATGATTTCAGCTTCGACGACAAGATGGGGCTGTATAATTTATCATTATCCCAGCGGACAAATGAGTTCTCTCCTGGTTCTGATGAGAAACTTAAAACATACAAAGAGTCTGCTCGCGCAGCAAAGGATGCTATAAAAGAACTTGCTGACGAAGAGGAGCACCTTCACCATGTGCTTGATGAGACGCGACAAAAATTAACCAGCGCAAACGCAGAAGTAAAAGAAGAATCTGCCGAGGTAAAGAGACTTTCCGAGGCAAAGAAGGAGCTGTCGAAAACGGAAGGCCAAAGTTCCGTGGGCGCCCAAAAGGAGATTACTTCCGAGATGAAGGCCCAGGTCACTCTCTCCTCCGAACTTGAGGCTGACTTCAAAGAATTGCTTGGCCTTGTGCGTTCCATCGAAGACGCGCAGAAGGGTGTCAATAAAGAGGTTGAGGACGGAAAAGAGAAGAAAAAGAAAGCTTATGACCTCGAACGGCTTCACCAGCTTGCCATAGAAAAAGATGGACAACTCGCCAAAGACCAAGTTGCCGTTTGGGGCCAAATGGAGGCGCTGTTGAAGTCGATGGTCGGCATTGACGAAAAGTACACCTCGGAACTTTATAAACAGCTGGAAGCCGCTATGGAGGTTGGTGGCGTCACTCGTGAGCAGCTTGGCTCTTTAAGAAACCTCGCCATCGAAGCGCAAAGGCGCGCGCTTGAAGATAAGAAGGCGGCGCAGGAGCAAGAGAAAGCGGCACGCAAACAGGAACAGGCGGCTCGTAAGCAAAAGCAGAACACTAAGGAGCGTGAGGCTGCCGCGAAGCGCCAGGCCCAGCTCGAAACCTCCATCATCCGCATCGAGACGAAACTTCTTGGTATCAATGAGCTCCGTCTTTCTGAGGAAGCGAAGCTCCTGGTCGCGAAGATGCGTAGCGGGCAGATCACCCAGGAGGAAGTGAATCGTCTGAACGCCGTGCTCTCGAAGGAGCAGGCTATCCTCAGTGCCGAAAATAAGAAGGGGGAAGCCGTCGAAGCAACCAACATGCGCTTCGGCCGGCAGTCCAGCCTTCTTCGTCAGATAAACTCCTACCTGGCCACCTATGTGTCCGTTATCGGCGCCGTGAATCTCATCCGCAACCTCGTCCGTATCACGGGCGAATTCGAGGCTCAGCACGTCGCCTTGCGGTCTATCTTGCAGGATGTGGCTGGTGCAGACCGCATCTTCTACCAGTTGCAGGAACTCGCGGTGAAGTCCCCCTTCACCTTCCGCAACTTGACCGACTACGCGAAGCAGCTCTCTGCCTTCTCTGTTCCCATGAACGAGATTTACGACACCACGAAGCGGCTGGCCGATGTGTCCGCCGGTCTCGGTGTCGATATGTCGCGTATTATCCTCGCTTACGGCCAGATCCGCAGCGCCTCCTTCCTTCGTGGCCAGGAAGTCCGCCAGCTGACCGAAGCTGGAATACCAGTCTTGCAGGAGCTCGCCAAGCAGTTCAAGGAAATCGAGGGCGAGGCCATTTCCGTCGGTAAGGTCTTCGATAAAATCTCCGCCCGCCAGGTCCCGTTTGAGATGATTGAGAAGATGTTTAAAGACCTCACCTCCGAGGGCGGTAAGTTCTATGAGATGCAGGAGGTCCTGGCCGAGACGGTGAAGGGTAAGGTCTCCAACCTCCAGGATGCCTGGGAAATCATGCTTTCCAAGGTTGGCGAGAGCAACCAGGGCTTCATCAAGGGGGTCCTTGATGGTGTTACCAACCTCATTAAGAACTACAAGGAACTGGCGAAGGCTATTGAGCTGGCCGCTATTGCCTATGGAACCTACCGCACGGCTTGTCTAGCCGCTGCCCAGGCCGAGTCCATGCAGCGCCTCGTACATATCGCTACCGGCAAGAATATAATGAAGATTCCGGCCCTCTTGACAAAAGTCACCGTCGGCCTCCGCAAGATTCCCGGCGGCATCACTAAGATTATCACGAAGCTCAATCCCTGGGCCATCGCTATCGCTGCCGTCACGACCGCTGTTGCGGCCCTCTATATGCGCCATCGTGAGCTCACGGCGCATATCCGTGAGGCTAACAAGATAACCGGAGAGGCCATCGCGAAAGCCGAAGCGGCTAAGTCCAACATCGAATACTACGTTAAGGCGATGAAGCAGGCTAAGGAGGGCACAGAAGAGTACAACCGAGCCCGCCAGGAGGTTATCAACCAGTCCGGCGCGTACATCAGCGCAACGGATGCAGAGCGCCTTTCCTTGCAGAACGTAGATGATGTATGGACGAATATCTGTAACC